TACAGTAGCCATAGCTAACCTCCATTAAGATTGTTTAATTTTTTGACGAACTTATTTCATCCCATGTACTTTCACAAGGAAACTATCCTTGTAACCTTTTCCAAGTTCAAACCCAACTGGAGACATTCCAAGCTGGCTGGCAGCGATCAGACCGTTGCCTGAACCGAGGAATGGGATTAAGATTCTCGATCCTGGGAATGCAAAGGTTTCATAAATGTCTGCCATTAACTCAATTGGGCGTTCAGTTGGATGAGTCTTTTGATTCGCAGGGACTGGTGAGTAATCAAATTGATTACTTCCACGTGCCTTGGCTATAGCAGGTCTCCCTTTCCAAGCATAAAAAAACATCTCGTAGGAATTAGGGAGATGCATTTCGGGACGCTTGGATTGCCCAGAGGGCTTTGTCCAGATAGGACACATTCGAGTGGTTGAGAAACCTACTTCTTGAAGTGTCTTGTACATTACATTGAACCAAGGTTCAGGGGCAAACCAGAGGAGTAACCAACTATGTTCAGTCATAACTCGATAACATTCTGTGAGAACTTTAAAGATGAATTCTTCATAACTACCTTTATCAACCTCGTTGTAATCTTCTAGTGTATATTGAGACTCACCTTCTGTTTTCTTGGCTTCCTGCAGATTGATAGCATATGGAGGGTCTATCTCAACCAAGTGCATTATTCCATCAGGGATTTCCTTCACACCTTCAAAGAAATCTCTCAAGATGAAACACTTTGATAATTGATCAAGAGTTGCATCCGGCTTTGATTTTTCTAGTTCTTGTGCAATAGTTGCTTTGATTGCTGCTTCATCAATCTTGCTGAGAATCTTAGATGCATCTGACTGTGTTTTACAGCTTTCAAATAAATCAGGAAGTGCTTCACGTGCTTGAGCTCGTTTAACTGCTTCAGTTACAGATGAGGGACTTTTGTGGCCGAGGAGTTCTGCCGTATCCCTCTGACCCCACCCATCTCCAGGGCCTGGTGCCTTGACGCCATGGATAGATTGCTGCATCTCATGGATTTCCAAAGTTAACTTATCAAACTCCCAGTACTCCATATCTTTGCGATGAAAGTTCTCTGACTTCTCAATGATCTTCATCTGCATTGGAGTCAGGTCTTCTTCATAGATGCGCACTGGGATTTCAGGTACATCATTCTTTCTTAGAATAGTAAGCCTTCGTTCACCAGCTAAGAGTAGATAAGTTCCGTCTAAATTGTCTTTAACTGCAAGTGGTGAGATTAGACCACTTTCCTTTAGATTATCTTCAAATGTGTCAAGATTGCCCATTACTTCCCTGGCCCTATTACTGACTACGACTGCATCAGTAGGTATCATACCTACCTTTCCGACTTCAATCATTTGTTATCCTCCCTGTAATATTTTGAGTAGTTCAGCTGCTTGATCTGCATTAACTTGCGGTGCTACTTTCTTCTTTTTAGTCGTAGTCTTTTTGGATTTCTTAACAGGTATGCGTCTGGAAAGGCGGATTTGTCTTAAGTGTTCTATTGCCTCATCACGAGTCATTTCACTGATTGATTTGTAATTCAAGTCGTCAAGGTCTGTCATTATCTTTCTCCCACCTCCTCTGCTCTTTTCATTAAAGGAATTACATCCCTAGGCTTTGACTTCCCACTCATCATTATACCTATTGCAATCCCTCCGTAGTCCTCTATTAGGTCTAAGATATCGTCTAAGACCTTGCCAAAGATTGCCTTACGCAATCCGTAAGTGTCAAGAAGTTTATCCGCACGCTGCTTTTGTTCCTCGGTAATCTCAAATGAAAAGCGTGGTCTGTAGTCTTCATCGGTCATAGCTGAAACTCCTTATTATAATGTTAGAGTTATCAATTAGGAATTGTGTATGCTTGTCGTAAACAGTTGCTTTGTTAACTACTATCTCTTTAATCCCTGCGTTGATTAAAGTCCCGAAACACTTTTGGCAGGGAATGATACTGTTCATGTAGAGTGTAGAATTGATAACACTGACGCCTAGTCGTGCAGCATTTGAGACACAATTCTCTTCGGCATGTTGAGCAGGACAGAGTTCCATGTGAGTTCCGCTTTTGAAACCTAATAAATGTCTTGGGCATTTAGAAATCCAGGAATCTGCCGGTATTCGGAGGTTGTATTTCTCTAACGCTTCAATCAAAGGTTTGTCAGTTCTCTTATCACAGTGAGGTATTCCTCTTGGAGGGCCATTATAGCCAGTTGAGACTATTGACCTGTCTCTGACTAAAATAGCTCCGATTTGGCGAGAGAAGCAAGGAGACTTGGAAGCGACTACATTGCAGATAGTGTGAAAGTAAGAGTCCCATCGTGGATTCTCTTCTTGGCCAGGTGAGTTAACATAAGACACCTTACTCCCACATTCTAGACAGTGCCCTGACTTATTAACAGGGATTAGATTCCCTGGCTTTATTTTACAGTATTCACAAGTCATCATTGAATCTCCATATCCCTCAACAAAGCATCGAGGAGGATAGTGTAATTGCGGAGGTCGGTGAGTTTCTCATTCCATTTTCTAAGTGGATACATAAAAGGATTCTTCACCATATCTGCGATTGAAGTGATGTGTTTAGTAGCCATGCCCATCAGTGCCTCAGTAGGTGTGATGCTCTGGGTGACAGCAGCTCGGTAAAATTGACCAAGCCTATCTTGGTTTTGAGTGTATTCGATTCCCTTTTTGTTAAGAAGTCTTTTACTCCTGAGGATTGATTTTTCAACTTCGATGTCGAAATCTTTTTGATTCATGATAGTTCTCCTTCTTTAGATTGTTTAAATTTTGAACAAACTATAATAGCGCCTGCAGGAGTAAGTTCCCACAGGCGCTTGGTGTTAGAAGTGAATCTTGAGATTACTAATTGCCGAGATATACTGTATGTCGTTGAACTTATCACTGAATCCTTCAGTGTAATTACATCCAAGTGACATACTTAATCTCTGGCCGAGTAGAATGTCTACTCCGGCTCCGCTTCTCCACGCTTCACTTGCGCCTGTAATATCGCCAGAGGTTTCAATACGGCCAATAGCGCCGAGTAAGTAAGGTTGAATGCTGCCCTTTGGAATATGTATTTTAAGAGAAGCAAAAGCCCCACCGACTTCCGCATTAGTCTTTGACATTTGAATCTCATGGAATTTCTCAACACTTATTTCTCCGTCGAGCCAGGGCGTGATCTCTGCCCCAGCGACTGCACCGAAAACAGACCTTTCCTGCGGATCTGTCCCATGCCACTTAATGTTATCACCCCAGACTAGTCCGTAACTTGCACCGATGTAAAGATCACGATCAGCGGTGAAGCCGAGTGCAGGTACAAGCATTGCTATGACTAGAGTCATTGTCAAGAACATTTTTTTCATACTGATTCCTCCTGTGTTAAAGGTTAGTTGTTAATAGCTGATACTATTTACCAGCTACATACTTGGAGACTGAGTTCTTGTCTCCGTATTCATCATCTTTTTTGACTCCGAGAATGACCCAGCCTTCGAGGCCAATGAGGTCGGTTTCCCAATCGAAGGGCCGTGAGTAGTCAATGCCAAAAGCAGTGGCAAATTTCTGGAATTTATGCAGGCCACGCTGAACTTGTTTCGGATCAATCTTGTCACGGTCAGCGAGGTCCCAGAAGAAATCGTTGAACTCAACTACCATTGGATCATCAGGGACATCAAAGGTAGGCTGATACCACTTGGCGTTGTTCTTGTCACTCACACCACTTCTCACCGCTATGATTCTGGCTTTTACTTCTGAGCCTCTGGCAAGAATCTTTGGCTCAGGAGCGTCACTAATTTCTTGTTCCAAATCTGAATAATCAGTCAGGGACATCTTAAAATCTCCTTTAAGTTAAAGTGTTAATATTAAGTTTTCCTTATTGATCTCTGTTCACCTCCTTTCATTAGTTAATTCCTTCTTTGCATCTTCATCCTTCATTAACCTATTAAGACTTAACATGTGATCTATGTCACGTGTCCAGTCAGATATAAATATGAAGTTTTCATCTTCGATACGATCTTGAGGTTCATCCAAAGATAGTGAAGGCATCTTTCCGAACCTATGTATCCATCTTAAATCACGTAGTTTTCCCTTATTTCGTATGCCTATTTTATTAGCAGTTGCTTCTACTGTCTTGAGAAAAGATCTGTGAAAACACGAAGCGAATATTTCATAGTTATTGCCAAAGAAAGTTACTTCATCATCTTTTTCCGAGAATATTACATTGAGAGAATCCTCTGAAAATACTGTGTCACCTAATAAAATAATGATGAAGGTGCTGCAGTAGATTAGTTTCTCCGATTTGATAATAGTATGCATTGGGCTGAGTGTTTCGCCTACTATTAATGTATTCTTTTGATTCAGTTCCTTTGCCACTTCCTCAGACTGCACTGATATGAAAGGTTTTATGTTTAGATTGTTAAGTTGATTGATAGTTCTGTCAATTAATCTCATCCCATAGATATCAACAAACTGTTTAATTTTTGGTAGATGAAGCCTATCATAGTGTTCATTAAATCTTTGCCATCTACTTGAACTACCTGCCATTAATATGAATGTAGTCATAGTTCGTCCAAATTTTGAATAATCTAATCGACTCCTAACTTAGGTTTATCTTCCCAATCTAAGCCTATTTTCTTCAGCAGTTCTTTAATGTTAGGGTTCTCAGTCGCTTCTAGTAATCCATTAGCTTTCAGTCGAGACCTTGCAATGTATTTGCCGAGTGAATCAATTAGCATTTCACGCTTTGGTGTAGATCCACGTCCGTCTTTTCCAGTAAGTACATAAATCTCATCGAATAAAAGTGGGATGGTGACTACCGCTTGGCCAGTAGTGTAGAAACGATACTTGATATCTTCAGTCTTTATTCCGGTAGAAGTGTCAATGCGGAGGAGTTCTTTTATCTCTCGTAAGTGGCCAGTTAGAATGAAATCACAAGGGAGGCGCATCAGTTTTCTGATATAGTTTTGCATGTAGACTTTCTGTGGCATGTAGTCACGACGATGCATTGGAGCAGTGCCCTCACGCTGTTGACTCTTAAGTTGATAATTCATCACAGCGTCGCCAAAGGTGGTGGCGCTATCAATGCAATAAGTTCCAAACTTTTCAAAATAACCTATTTGAAGTCGGATGTCGATAGTCTTCATCCAATCAGCAAATACGTTAGGGTTGAATGGATCTTCGCTTTCCCACTGAGTGTCAACTACCACTTGCCCGTTAGGGTTCTTTTCACTTCTTATTAAGTCACGTAAGCACTTTGTTCCTCCAGGATCGAAGGAATCAACATGGAGAGGCATCCTTGCGGAGCGCAGGAGGTATGTCTTTCCACTGTTTGTTTCTCCAGTTACTAGTGCAGAGAAACGTTTTTGTAAGTGGTCTCCATTATAGTACTTTGTTACCTTTTCAAGTTCCTTTTTGTAATCATAAGGCATTTAACATCTCCTATCTAGCCATTCAGCTATGTCTTTTCTTACGCTATCTATGTCACTGATGTAGAGATCTATTATGAGAGTTTGAAACATAGATCTGTGTTCAAATCTTCCAAAGTCAGATAATAAATCTTTTATTAATCCTTTTAGAAGTTCGTCTGTTAGAGTTATCCTTACTCTTTTTTTCCAGGGTATTTTCATTCTAAGTACCTCCTTTTTAAAATTTTCCCTACCGCATCAGGGATTGATTTAATAACTGTATCATTCCAAGGGGTAGGTTTATCTCCACTGATGTTGATTAGTTGATCGACGATATCTTTGACTGAGATCTCATGACGCAAAGCGAGTGAAATCATTCTCCCTGTAACCTCTGCCTTGGCCATAGTTGAAGCACCACTTTTTCCAATAGTGCAGAAGACTTCAAATGGTTCTCCGGTTTCGTCTTCACTGATAGTTATGTAAAGTGAACCGTGACCCGTTTGGACTTTAGTTGTTTTTGAGTTAAGAGTTTCAGGTCTTTGTTTTTTCACTTTAGTTTTTCCATTCTAAATCCTTTTTAACTCTAGTATCCATTGCCGAAGGATCCCAAAACTCTACCTTGAATCCAAGCGGAGGTTCATAACATCTTTGTAATGGATTAGCCCATGATAGACAATAGTCGTGGAACTCACATCCTCGATAAGAAGTACATGATTTAGGATTCATTGGGAAGGCTGTCATCACTGCATCACCTTCATTGCAGTGGAATAGTCTATCCATTTCCATCTCGATTAAGTCTAAGTGATTCAAGACATTCCATAGCCAGACATTCATTTGGTCAGGAGTTTTGAATGCAGGGATGCGTTTAAAAGATGCATGATAACCCGCTGGACGAGCGTTGGAGCCACGGCTAAGATAAGCAAATCCTACGCCACAGAACTCGACTCCAAGAACTTGTTCAATAGGAAACATACAATAAAGGCAGTGTGTGTAAGTCCCGTTTTGAATACCTAAATGAAATTCCTCTCCCCACCGATCATAGTTTAACCACTTCTCGCTTGTAGTCTTATGATCCCAAGAGAAGATTCTATCGCTTTCAAAATTATGCATGATAGAGTCCATTCGGTAGTAGAGAAATCTCTTGTCGTCAACAGGTACAGTGCCAGAGATTTCAGTCATCTTTTCACCGTTGAGAATGACAACTTCATTTTCCACTAAGTCACTCTGTCTCTCTTCACGGAACTTCATCAATGCTCTGAGGACAGCAGTTGAAGTTTTTGGTTTATAGATTGCCTCATCTTCTTGAGAAAACACCTTTCGATAATGGCTTATGAAAGTGTCAAAGGCACCTTCTACATCATCATAACCGTGGATGAGTTGATGTTCCCTGGCTCGATGCCAACACTCACCGAAGTAAAGATCATGGTTAGGGTAATCAGCTCTCCATCCGAGGAGGTGAGAGAAGAAGTACTTGCGTGGGCAAGCGAGCCAATCGTCAAGTTTTGAGGAATCTTTTATTTCCCAGGTTGGATGTTCCTTTAATGGGAAGGTCATGGCTTTTCTCTCTTTACTGAGCCATCTTTATTATATTTAGTTGGATAGTAATCGCTGTTAGCTGGTCTTTCTTTATTACATCCAATACATTCTTCATAGCTTATCCATCCCTTAGTGACACCACACTCTTTACATGCTTTATCCATTGTCTTCTTCTCCTTATAGTTTGTTCATAATTTGAATGATCTTATGTCTTTCTCAGAAGATGTTGATCGAGAAGCAATTGAGTCATGCGAAGAACCCTGTCTATATAACTTATTGACTCAGTTGCAGAACCAAGTACACCACCTGAGTCTGCATCTTCTTGGATCACTTTGTGATGCAGAGCTTCCTTCCTCCACTTCTTTAAAGTCCTTTCTGTAATTGGCATAGTTGTTACCTCCTTATAGTTCTAGTCTGCTGAATACATCTTTGATATAGTCTGTCAATTTCTCAAGGTTTCCATTTCTAACCTTTATTGATTCAGCCAATTGGACTATGCAAGGATCAACCTCTCTTTCTTCTTTTTCTCGAAGTTCTGGTTGTCTTAATACAGGTGCCATAGCATCTACTAATCTATTTACAGCGCTTTCAAGAGCCTCTATTATTTCCGCTTGTCTGTTTAAGCATTCCTCTACCTGACTCACTCTTGGTGTACTTGTCATCTGGCCTGATGCATCTATCATAATTTATCTCCTTTCTCCGTACCACTGCATGAAGTTTTCAGTAAATAGTTTACACTTCTCACCGTTTCGATAAAAGAACGGCTCACAATCTTCATCCTGTTCTGAAATCAAGATGCCATGATACTTATGTGCATCTTTAATAATTTCAGGAGCAGGCTCTGCAATCCACCAAGAAGGTTTATAATCTTCTTGGCTAGTGCAGGATGTTAAAGTAATGAGACTAAGGAAAAATATGATTCCTTTCAATGTAAACTCCTTTATTAAATAATAGTAAATTAAGTGTCCCATGCTTTCTCGCAAAGATCGCACATGCAATTGAGTTCATCACATTCAGGGCACAAGGTACTATGAAATCTTCACTTGAGGAATCTTCAAGCACCTCCGTGAACTGTCTGAAAATGTTATTAGTCGCATAGCGATTCATTGAGCCTTCACTGAGGAACACTATCTCACCAAATTCTTCAGCGGCAGAAAAGTTATGGGTAGATTTATTTACTATGAATACCTTAGGCATCTTCTGGTTCCTCACTGATGTCGTTTGCAGGTGATGTATTGTTGAATGAAGACATTTGGTCGAGGACACTTGGCGGAGCAGATGATTTAACTACTTCCTCAGCTCGTCTGTCTCTCAATTCTCCAGTGCCAACCATTCCAGGAGGAGGAGAAAGTCCATCTAGTTTTTCTTCAAACTTTCCCTTCTCTTCTTTCTTCATGAAAGCTGGAACATCTATTGGGAGTGAGTCTATGTCAAGTGGTTCCTCAGGGCATTCATGAGGTGGGATCATGTTTATGATTCTTGCGTGACTCTTCAAGGCACGGCGAGTTACTTCAAGGCAAGTGCCACAGTTAGAACAGTAGACAGTTTTCATTAGTTTTCTCCTTCTTTTATCCAAGTACAGGCAAAGCAAATCTTCATCATCCAGCGAACGAAGGCATTAGGCACAGCGCCTTCCGTTGGCTGATATGTTAGACCATAGTCACTAGCTGGGTTATTCCCGAATAGATAACATTTCCATTCAGAGTCTTTTGGCAATTCAATTTTTTTCGGATCCATTTTCAACTTTCCTTATCTCCACCTTGCACTGTTCCCAAGGTTTGGCAGTTTTGTCAAGTTGAACAATGACACATTCGAGTTTTTCTTCAATCTCCAAAAGTCCAGATATCTCAGCACTAAACTTCATCGGGACATAACCACACATTGCAGCATTCTCAAACGTAGCATATTCAATGCGTACTGCGTTGGAGTCAAAGCGGTTAGTAGGTTCAGGGATTAATAATAGGTGATTATCGACCTCCATTAAGTCAAGAACTGTACTCATGTTATGGTGCTGTACTCCGGCAATAAAGAATTCCTTTACAACTGTGTAATCTTTTTCTTCTTCATTTGACATAGTCTATTCTCCTTTTCAATACTTGTGTTATTACATTTCTACATCTTTGACAGATGTAGCGCCCTTTGCTTTCTCTCTTGATTGTCCATAGTGGATTGCACAAGTGACAAGATTTAATTGGGATAGGTTTCATGATCTCCTCAGCTGTTCCATTGTTAAGTTTTCGTAAAGTGGAGATATTTCACAAGGATCTATTCCATACTCCATTACTCTATCTATTTCTCTTTCAACTGAGTCAATAGCCATTTCACCATGAAGAATATTTAGCATTTTGAAGCCTTTAACTATAGTTTGTGACTCAGCTGCTTTAGCCATCCGATCTAAGAGTTTAATAGTGTTATCTAAGTGATCATCACTCATGTCACATATTCTTATTCTTCTGCCATCTTTAGTTGTCCATAGTTTAGTCTGCTTTTTCATATCATAGGATCTCCTTTCTCATTCACAAGTTCCCACTTCTGCATTGTTTCGAGATAGTGTCCTTGATGAAAAGGCGGCTGATAGTTACCGCAAACAGCCATCGCATTTTCTGCATTCATTCCTAAGCATTCACAGTGACAGGCTAGAGCTCGGGAGTGGAGACTTAAGATTTTTTCAATTCCTTGTTCTCTCTGCTTTGTAATTTCTTTATCTACAATTTCTGCTAGGCTGCCTCCCATATTTGGGAATAGTCTTTTTTTATCCATCTTCAATCCTCCCATAGTTTCTTTTATGTACTACTGACATTCCTTTGTTTCTCTCTACTATCTCCACAAAAACAGGGAAGCGTGGAACTTTCTTCCCTGAAGTTAAATGCTGGTACTGAACTTTCGCATCTTTTCCAATAAGGCCTTCCCTCTCTTCCCACATCTTTCGTCGTAGCTCCTCCGTAAATCCAGTGCCGACTGAGAAAGTAAAACCATCGCCAGATTCACATTGAAGGGCTCCAAGTGCTTCTTTTGGAACTCCCTCGGCTGAGTATTCTTCACTGTATCCAACAATTTCATAAGTATCTTCCTTCTTCGGCTTGAACTTCATCACGTAGGTTGATCGCTTCCGCTCGTAAGGTGCATTTAAGTGTCTTACAATAATACCTTCGTATCCAGTCTTAATAATATGATCGTAAGTTTTCATTATATCGTCTAATGATTCACAGAGCCAGAAAGGAGCTATTGGAATTAAAGGATGGAGTCCACGGAGGGCGTCGACTAATAACATTCTCTTTAGTTGAGGTTGATCATTGATTATGTCAAAGATGTGGAATTGTATCTTTTGATGATCAGGGTGAATATTTACTGACCGAGAAGTGATTGAGACTATTTCCTCAAAACTCATTCCGTGACAGTAAAGTTCACCGTCGAGTTCTGCTTTTAGTCTTAATCCACTGAGACAGGTATTGATGTGAGGTACGCTGAAGATGATATTTTCCTCACTTGAGAGTAATAAATATTCATCTCTATCTATACTTGTCTGAAGTGGAATGGCACGGCAGCGGACTCCGTCATACTTAGGTTGAATGATGTAAGGAGGTTTCCACTTTGCCAAGCGTTTCTCTTCAAAGGGATAACACTTCATTATCCCCTTCCAGCGTTGCCATTGGCTAGTCATTAATAGCCTCCATCATAGCAGCTTTCATTCTATCTATATCTTGCAGTTTGATATAAATATAGATAGTCGCATCTGGTATTTCTATTTTAAGCCATTTAGTATCATGAAATTGGTCAAACTCAAAGGTAGGAATTTCATGGGAGTGGAAATTGATATCTATCATTCGCTTTTCCTCCTTTCTTATTCACACTCCATTTGTAAAGTGTAAATCGGCTCGGAGTGTTTAGGTTCTGTGAATCCTGTTTGTTTCTTAATAAAGTTACATACTTTGAATTCTCCTTCTTTTACTTTGAAGACTATATCACTCCAGTGTTTATACTTACCATCTTCAAATGCATAAACTGGATCTTCTTCATTCCCTGATAATTCTAGTCTCCAATTCACTTTGAATTTTAAGTGATATGGGCCAAGAACATTCTCGATGAATTCTGTTATATCAACGTTAGATATATGAAATTTTAGCTGTGATGCGATAAAGTGTGAAGTGTCGCATGAAGCAGATGCGGAAGGATGATTCATTAACCAAGGAGTGAATCTTACAAAGTCTATCCTTTTTTGAGCGTCTGAGTGGAATTCACAGAGTTTTTTAGTTTGTTTTCTAACTCCTTCTATCCTCTTATTTAATGGGATGAATGTCATCTCCATTGCTTTTTCTCCTTATAAAAGATCATTTATTTTTTGAACGAACTACTTATTCACACATCATGGTACATTCTAGGTTTAAAAAAAGTACCTCCGGCAATCAATCCGTCGGAGGTACTCATGCCCAGGAAGCAACGCAAAGGCTTTTACTTCTTCGCAGCGCGCTTCTGCAGTTCGGCCAGCATCTCTTTCTGTTTCTCTGGAGTTGCGCTCTCGAAAGAGGCAAGGTAGGCTTGGACAGGATCGACTTTCACGCCTTTAGATGCAACGCCCATTTTAGCGGTGCCAAGTCTCACCTGCATCTGTTCCTGTGTCTCACCCCGCTTCAGGCCACCTCTGATGTTACTTTGAAGAGTAACGATCCAGTTAGCCTGTGCGTTGGTCTTTACCGCTTCATCGCCAAAGATCTCGATACACTCCTTAGCGGTGGCTCCAGTGTCAACATTAATAGTTACCGGCCCAAGTTGCGGCGTTCCCTTCTTTTCGTTCGCTGGTACTTGTGCTGTTACTGCTAATTTCTCTGCCATGTTACTAACCTCCTTAAATTAAGTGATTGGTAAGATGCGCTCTATGCGCTGAACGTGAATACATTATGACAGAAGTTCGATGAATTGTCAATGTAATTTTTGGTACAATTCTTCACTCTTCGTCAATAGTAATAGTTAATCTTTCTTTGATAATTCCTTGTCTTCTGGAAATCGTCTGTGGAATGTAGATAACCATAAAGTTATCATCTACTCCTTTCACCCCATACTCATAGCGATCTCCGCCTCCAGACTTTGCAGGTTTAGTTAGTTGAAAGTCTAATTTAACCGCATTCATACTCATTTCTTCTCACCTCCTTTCGCTGATATTAATTACCCTTTATTATCTAAGCATAATGTAAGGAACTCAAACAGGAATTTTGAGAGACGATCATTTGTTGGATATAGATGTGAATACGTCTTTGTGGCTAGTTTGATAACCTGTCTATAGACATTATCTATTTCGTAACCGTCTGTTATAGCAACAAACATTACCTCGTCGTCTTCCGAGAATGGTGTAGGTTCCTTGAGAGAACCTGATTCTTGAAGTATATCTTTGAATTCGTTAAGTTTTTCAAGAAAATCTATACTTTCTTTGTGTTGTAAGATCATTTTTATTCTCCTTTCACACTTTCTCCTTTCAAACTACTTCAATATCTACTTCAACTTCATGTCCTCGCAAAGGACCTTCGAGGAAGCAGATTGTTATAGTTCCACTGCCATCTTTTGAACCATCTTCCCAGGCAGTTACCTCATTAACTACATAATGCCCAAGGGAATCTTCCCGAGGCAAGTCACCGAGTTTGATTTTTATAGCCATTTGTATCTCCTTCCATTCTAAAGCTCAACTCCGAGTTGCTCCGCTATCATTGCAATCTCTTTTGGAGTGTACTTTAAAATTGATTGTTGGCTCTTTACGTTACTAGGAATCTTCTGTACCTTGTCAGCCTCTGCCAGTGCCCTGTCAGCACTTTCGAAACGTTTCTTATGCTTCATCCAGTGGGATTCGTAGTCTTTTAGAATCTTACGGACTCGGCAGATTGTGTCATAAGTTTTATTGCATTCTGCTTTGGCAGCGGAACGCTCATACTCCAATTCCATTCTCTTCTCTTCATCCATTTCTAACTACCTCCAGATCATTCAAATTATGAATGAACTAATTCCACAAAAAGTTTCCATTCTCAAGTCTCCATCCTGTAGCTACAATGTGATTAGGATTGAGACCAAACTTCTCAACGATATGTATGTGAGCACCTTTGTCAATACTCCAGATTTTTCCGTCTCCTGTCTTGACACAAATGGAGACAACTTTCCCTGTGTGTTCTTTGATAGTTTTACTTCTTCTATTGTATTTAGGAGTTGGAAGTTCATCTTTGTAGACCTTCGTCTGGTACGGTAGTGAAGGCCTGACGATTGAAATGCGCTGACCGAGAATTGTTACCATCACTTCCTCCTTCTATAATAAAGGTTCGCCAGATCTCCTGCCACAGGCTTCACATACTTCTGCTGCTGGGAAACCTGTTATAGGCTTGTCTGGATATATATGCTTGTAACTATATTTCCTACTTTTACCTTTTTCTTCTTGTATGATCTTAGCACATTCTTGACATAAAGTTATATAACCCCAAGCACTTTTACTGTCTTCATAGTTACCTAATACTGTTGTCATGACTTTTCCTTTTGTCTAAAGGTTTCAGAGTTTGTTCAAAACCACTTTCTTCTGAGTTTCTCTTGAACCATCTTCCTTTAAGTTTCCTTTTAGTCTCTCTTTGCGCCTCGGCTCTTCTAACTTTGTAATCTTCAAAAGATTCACCTTTTCGTCTTTTCATCTTCTTTCTCCTATCGTAGAAATATTTCTATTAACAATACAAGTGTGTACAACCACAGCATTGCCGCTGATAGTGCAATAGTTGCTATTCGTGAAGATTTCAATTATTCATCTCCTCTGCTTCCTCAGCCCATTCAGCCCAAGGCTCAGTGACTGAAGGTAGTGATTTAAGAATTGGAATCATCTCTAAATGCCAACACTTCTTATAGAACCTTGAACCTGGACACGAGCAAATAAAAAGGCTGACGCTCCACTTGATTTGATAAGTGATAACATCAGCCTTGATTATTTGCACTGTGCGAGTTCGTTCTAGGAACCGGAACTCGTATGGAATGTTCTTGTGTGTTGTTAGTATCCTTTTCATTTCTCTTCTTTGAATTCTTTATATGTAAGATATGTGACCGAGATTTCTTCTTCTGCTCCACAGTCTAATATCAAGCAGACCAGCTTTGCACGGATGCGAGCTCCAAAGTGGGTTGCGGTGCACTGCAACGACACTGCCTCATTTCCACACTTTTTTGCATTTAAGATCGAATTTATCTAGCATCTGTCTCACCCCCTTTCATTCAAAGTTTCATTCAATTTCCTCTTTTCATTTTCACGTCTCAACCATATCACATTCAAAATGAAATGTCAACATCTTTCCAATGGTTATTTTAAATTACAGTTCATTCCATAGATCATTCAAAATTTAAACGAACTATTCTTTAATTGCACCTTTTACCAATTCCTCCACATCCACTGGAGCATTCTCCTCCACTTGACTCTTCCTATCCCTCTCTTCAATCTCCTCCGCTTTCCTTTCAATCTCCTCCGCAGTCATCTTTCTCGGCACATCACTCTTCCTCGTAACAACCTGTCCACTCTCCTTCGCCACTTCAATTGCTTCCTTCGCAGCCTTTCTAAACTCTTTCTCCTCCACACCTTTAATCCTCTCCTCTGCACGTTCAAGTGCTTCTTCAATACTCTTCCTCGGACGTCTTTTAGTTTTACCCAACGGCCTGTGAGCATCATCGAGTTGTCTTGCGCTGGATATTTTCTCTCTCAAACTTCCTCTCCTATCACTCAATATCTGATTATGCAGTGCGTTCTTCTTCCCTCTCCCTCCTCTATTCAACTTAACTCCGAACCTATTCTCCAACATAGCTCTCGCCACAGCTGTATCATCTATCAACTCCACCTCTCCATCTTCTGTCAATTGAGTCACCAGTGCCTCAAGTGGCACTCTCACTACTTGACTCATGAACCTCGGATAGGTCCCACACTTCTCCAACCACTGTCCAAGTGTAGCTATCACTCGACTATCTAACCACACTTGAACTAGCACATCACCCTTGTAATTCAGCGGATTCATCACACTACTCCCTCTCGTACTATCCTTCGCATACTCTTTCTCTTCACTCATCTCATTTGTCTCCTTTCTCTAAATGTTCATTGTTTGGAACGGCACTAACCACATTGACCATAATGACCAAATTGACCACATTTACTACACTTACTATATTAAGTGCTTTAGTCCCATTGCGTCCTCCCCTCGTGCCGTTAATGTCGTTAATGTCGTTAATATGGTTAGTTCGGCACTAACAATATATTTATATATACATATATATGTATTATATACACTATCTATATTATATATATTATATATATTAACAACACTAACCATAATGTTGACACTACAGCACTAAAACCACGGGTGGGCAACGCAATAGCACTAAAGCACTAAGTGACCATATTAACCATAATGACCAAATTAACGACATTAACCATAATATCATAAATATGGTCAATGTCAAGGCATTTCTCTGTACCATGTCTCCCTCTTCTTAAAGATCATTTAAATTTTGAACGATCTCGATTCCCTCACTTTGAGTTACGATCTTTGAGCAAAAAGAAAGGACAACAACTTCTGTCATTGTCCTTTTAAGATATTGGTTATATTCTATCATTTTCGATATTATTCACCAGCCGTATTAATCTATCTGTAGTAACTTCTTTAAACTCGTCTTCATTAAGCTCTTTAGAATCTCTATAGATATTGTCGACTATATCTCTGTATAGATCATCTCTATTATACATAATTCCCTCCTTTCTATATTTGTGCAGTTCATGCCGGTTAATGGTTATTCGCTCTTGATTGTTAATGCTTCTGGGTTATCAAGGGCGGCATTGGCTAATTGTTCGGCTTTTTGTTGTGCAACTCCGGCATTCATGAATGTTGTTACGAGTTCCGCTTTTTGCTGCTCACGGGATTTAATTGTCTGACCAATGGTACTTGCATTAAACGTCTGGCCATTCAATTCTCGTATCTCTTCCAAGGTCAATTTTCTCCAGGGTCGTTGACCAGCAATGATTCGATTCGAGGTCAACCATTGCCGGATGTCATTGTCCGAACAAGATCGATAATCAATCTTGATTGACAAAGAGCATTTGTCCCCTGCATCATTGGTTATCGAAAGAGCATGTTCCACCACTCCGATCATTTTCCCTATTGTATTATCCATGTCATTATCCCCTTTCATGTTGGAATGTATGACATGAACTGCACTCATATAAAATTGTCAATGAACACTCGATGACTGAATCTCGATCATGACGCATTATTACATGAATGATATACCATGTCAAGGATTATTTATTCCCTCACTCAACATATTGATATCATTGAACATTTCAGTTCGTCGACTCGATGGGGGAGATTCATGTGATTAGCGGCGGGGTTGCCACTCTCACATTTTGTCTGAAAGATTCATATAATGTACAACATTGTACATATGCATCGAGTCACACGTCACGTGCATCGAGTTGTAAAATGAAAAAATGTAGGATGTTAGGTGAGGAGATTGTTCGGAATTTGGACAAACTTCCGTGATTTGTAGAGAGTAGAAAAATACCGAATATTACGTTGACACCGCACTAAAAGTGTGTTATAATGTAGGCAGGAGAATGGAGGTGGTTAGAGTGAGTGAGGTAGAGAAAGTTGGAGAAAGTCCGCTACGGATGGAAGGCGTTGAGAGGAGAAACGGTCTCTATGGATTTGAGTATGCGGAAAGTGATCAGAGGCGCAAGCCGAGGAGTGAGGGCACTTATCACATTAAGCAACTTTGGCAGCGCAGTCATGAGATACTTAACTTGGCAGCACGAGGGTTTAAGAATGTAGAGATTGCAGAGATCCTCAACATTGATCCTAGTACGGTCTCAGCAACGATTAATTCTGATCTGGGTGAGAAGAAACTTTCCGAGCTCCGCTACGGTAGGGATTTAGAAGCTAAAAAAGATACAGAAAAAATTCGAGTGTTGACGAAGAAAGCTATTTCTGTCTACAATGAAGTCTTCGATGATGACTCTGGTGAACTTGGATTGAAAGATAAGAAAGATGCTGCTAAGGATGTTCTCATGGAATTCAGCGGATTGCGAGTTCCCACGAGAATCCAGAGTCAGTCTGTTAGCACTGTCTTGACTTCGGAAGAACTCGAAGCATTCAAAGCCCGAGGCACTGCAGCTGCAAGAGCCAGTGGATTAATAGTCGACATTACATCTGAAGGTAAAGATGAGCCTGAGACAGCATCAGAGTGAGTTTGCTAAGAAAGTCCCTTTATTAATTCTCTACGCTTACTCACTTGGTTATGAAGTCACTATTGGCGATGTCTGGGCAAAAGATGGTCACAGGAGAGGAAGTTTCCACTATAAAAAACTAGCGATTGACTTAAACTTGTTCAAGAATGGAAAGTATCTCAGGAAAACCTCTGACCACAAACCTCTCGGATTATTCTGGGAGTCCATCGGAGGTTCCTGGGGAGGTCGATGGAAAGATGGGAATCATTATTCTTGGGGAGAAAGTAGATGATTAGCCTCGCAGGGAAAATTGTCTTAATCAGTCTCCTGTGGTCCACAGTGGCATTCGCTGGCTACACATTCAATGTTAAGTTAGAATGGCTTCCTCAAGAATGTGATTTTTTCACTGTCTACACATTAAAAGATAATGAAACTGAATCACAAGTGGATGAAGGAATCACTGACAACTCATTCACAATTAAGAATCTTTCCCCAGGCCTTTATCAATTCTTTGTCAGTGCTAGTAATAAATATGGAGAAAGTGATTTAAGTGAAAGAGCTCTCATAAATGTAGAATGTCCCTCAGCAGATCTTAACAATGATGGAGTGGTTGATGCTGCAGATTACGCTATCTTCACTAAACAATATCTTCAAACTTGCAAGATTAAAGAGATAAAAGTAGGAGAAAAATAATGGACTTTGTAGCAAGCAACTGGGAATATTTCCTTCTCGGCTTTATGATCCTCGAGAAAATTGTCAAGATCACGCCGGTCAAGTGGGACGACATTCTAATCGATGGACTTAAAGGAATCTTCCTCGAAATCGGTAGATTGAAAGGTAAATCAATCAGATGAATCCAAAAGTCTCCATAATAATATCTAACAGAAACGATGTTGCAATGTTAGTTGTCACAGTCCGTTCTTGTATTGAAGAATTGAGACCGCTAGGAAAAGGCGCTGGAGAGATAGTCATTGTTGATAACTCGGATGGCACTGTATATGAGATGCTTAAAAGTGCTCTCCCAATGAGTTATTGTAAAGAAGGAATTTTGAAAATCTACCGTCAAGATTTCAACTGTCTCTTCACAGCTCGTGAGAAAGCTATAAGAGAGTCCTCTGGTGACTATGTCATGTGTTTAGATTCTCACATGATAGTTGGCAGGGATTGTATCGTTAACTTAGTAAATTTCATGGAAAGACACTTCAATAACTCTTCACTAGCCTTCGCACACGCTCCTATCACCTGGGCACATCATCATGAGCGGACTGCTCGACATGACCGAGATATGTCAGAGAATGAACTTGGAGACTGGAACATCTTTTATGATTACGAGCAGACTATAACTTGGAAAGGTATGCCCTGGATGTGTAGGCGAGACTGGTTCCTTGATAACCAAAATGGTCTCGGTGGCTATGGAGCACTTTCAGAGCACAAAATTAGCTGGGGCGGAGGCGATATGCACATTGGAATTAAGCCTTGGCTTCTCGGCTTTAAAAATTGGGCAGTGCCAACTAATCCCTGCATTCACATAGGTCCCTTTCCAAAACCTCCTGAAGAACCTAGAAAAGAAAATCTCATCTACATTAAAGACATTAAACCTTCCAACAATTTCCACTCACATCAGTATAGACTCTACAGTGACAGCGGAAACTTTCCTCATGCTTTTGGATTCCTTGTCTCATGTTATGTTCTTGGAGGCGAAGAGATGATGCAGAGAAATAAGGAACTTATCGCTAAAAGATTCGGACGGTATATAGATATTGACAAGTGGTGGGATAAAGCTAAGGAACTTGGTGAAGATGAAAAGCAGTGGCTTGATGAAAGAAAGGTCACATCCTTTGAGCAATTGTTAGTCGATGAACCTTGGAAAGATTATTCGGAATTTGAACAATCTATCGGTGCTTGATGGCGATTAAGTATATCAGAATAGGTTCAATGGAAGATATTCATGGCTATGAGAATGGAGACTATGATGCAGCCATTGAAACTGACGAGCCGATTAAATCTGGGAATCCAGTAGACCCTAATGATGTTGTTACATTGAGTTCCTTAGGAACAATGCTTGCTGGATATCTAAAAGCAGACGGAACTACTGACTTAACAGGTGATTGGAGTATCTCATCCAACAGCATCACACTTGTTCTTGGCCTTCTCACTGCTTTCAGAGCAGTCTTCAACGGCTCAACTGAACCAATGATCTCGATAGAGGATTCTGGTCTCTCTAATAATAACAGGGAGTGGCTCCAAATCTTTAACAAAGACAATGTAAAAATGGTTGAAATTGGATCTATTACAAATGGAAATCCTGAGATAAGATTTGGCGATGCTGAGAATACAAAAGTCGGATTTCCTCTCTCTGATCCTACCTACTTCGCCTTTATAAATGATGAGACCGAATTCTGGCTTGGGAATGTAGCTGATCCAACCATATATTTTAATTACTATAATGGGAGTGGTGAAGCCCATGGAAGATCGGCTAACCTTCAAGGTGTGGTCTACTGGCTCACGTCGATTACTTTCTATGGTAATCACTCCACTAGATACATAAAAATTATCCCTAATACTGTTAATGATGAGCCTGTGGAATTTGAGTTTGGAGGTTTCACTACTGGTATCTTTATAGATGACAATAAAAATTTCTTCTTCGGTACAGGAAAAGATGCATCTATAAGCTATGATGGAAGTGATTTAGTAATCGATCCTCAAGAAGTTGGCGCTGGAGGAGTAAGAATCTTAAACATGAAATCAGGTGCAACACAAGTTGCTGCTGGTGCTGCAGCTGATGAATTGTGGAAAACATCTGGTCATGCAACTTTACCAGACAACGTAGTAATGATTGGAGTATAATATGAAAAAGTGGATAATTTCAGTAACTTTTGCCTGTTTAGCAATTGCATCTATTGCATTCAGTGACTACTTCCCAGATGTCATTGTAACATCTCCAAATGGTGTCTGGACTGACACTCGTGCTTATGCAACTATTGATGATGCTATCACGGCGATAGGTGCTAATGTTCGAGATATTTATGTGGTGAGGCAAGAAACAACTACTGCATTAATAGTCCCTGCAAATGCCAGCTTACATTTCTTCGCTGCTGGCTCCATTGCCAATTCAGGGCAACTAACTATCAATACAAAGAATGTCTTCGCAGGAGATCGGCAAATCTTTACTGGCGCAGGTGACATTGACTTCATTGATGGATCAGTTGTGCGTTCAACTTGGTTCAGTGATCTTGTTGAATCCCTCGACATGACCAATGATGATAAGCTTACTTTAATTGTTGCTGAGGCAGATAACATAGATGCAGATGCTGCAGTTGGCAATGATGTTGTTTTGAAGTGGGAAGCGCCAGGACAGATAATTACTGCTGATGCAACCTTTACACTCTCTAACATTAAAAATATTGAAGCTGGAGATTATCAAATCATAGCTGGTTCCGGTGACTTTGATTTCCTCGATGGAACAGCATTAAATCTTAGTTGGGCAATTCGACTGAGGGAACTACTAATTTGGATCGAGGCTGAGACTGCAACTATTGTTGTTAAAGGGATTCATGTTGTTGAGTATACTCAATCAACTGCATCTAATGAATTTCTTCACATTTTACCTGGAGGTCGATTAGACCCTGATCCCGGAGTTGTTTTAACTTTAGCCAATCCGCCTTTAGCTGGAAGCTACCAAATCTTTGGAGGCTCTGGGGCGGTAACTCCTCCAAGTGGTTGTGTAGTCAAATTAGCTTGGTATGCAAGTCTTGCAAAAGCTGTCACCGATATAGGAGCTGTGGATGTCAGTCTGAAAGTTGATGCTAGTGATACAATGACTGGAAATATAACAATTCCTAATACTGTATCACTAGTAGGCTCTAAAGGAAATTCAGTAGACACGACTGGATTTACTATCACTGTAAATGGAGTATGTAAAGCATCTGAGAATATGTTTACTGGCACTGGAGCAGTTACTTTAAACGGTACTCTCATAGCTGGCGATGTACAACTGTGGGCTTCTGGAGTCACTGTAACTGGAACTGCCTTTACTTTAGTAAAACCTGTATGGTGGGGAGCTGATGATACTGGATCAGTTAATTGTTCTACCTTAATAACTGCATTGCATGCTGCAATGGTAGATGGTGGGACTATGGACTTCGGTGAAGGGACTAAGACTTATGAATTCGAGAATGTTACATTTAGTAAATCTGTCAATATGATCGGTGAAGCTACATTGAGAGCGGCAGATGGTAACAATGATAATGAACTTATTACCTTTACTGGATCTAACATCACGATTGAAGGACTTGCCTTCGATGGAGATCAGGCTAATCAAACTACTGTAAATACTCAAGAGAAGCAGATTCTGTATCTTGGCGGAGGGTCAACAATTTTAAATATAGATATTTCTCACTGCGCTTTCACAGATAGCATAGCATCTTGTATATATGCTAGAGATGTTCAGAATGTAAAAGTTACGGAGTGTTCATTTCGTGATATTGGTAAACTGAGTCTTGTGTCAAGAGGTATTGCAATTCGTCTGGCTGAGGCAGATGACGTATTTGTATCTAAGAACTACATTGATGCTTATGGTGATTCTGGTAAAGTCGGTATTAGAATTGGTGGTCCAGATGATGCTGTTACTCCGCTTTATACTCCAAGAAATAATCGAGCAGTTATTGTCGATAACATTGTTAAAAATATACTTTATGATGACGGTGCTGGAGGGTATGGAATAGGGATATCAATAGCATCTTATGAGGAGGCAATAATATCTAATAATCAAGTTTATAATTCGCGAGGTAATTGTTATGATACTAATAGAACCAAGAATTGCACATTTACTGGCAATATTGCTGCTGGTAGTATAGCTAAGAATGGATACAACCCGGATTATACTCATGATGGCGATAATGAGGCAGGCGGTATTTTAACTGTATCAAGTTGTATATTTAGAGACAACGCCTTGAGGGGATTGCAAATCAGTGGGGCATGGGACGGTTCAACAACATATGCTCATTACGGTGCAACTATAGTAACGGGCTGTATATTTCAGGAGAACGGCACTGCGGGAGTTTCAGCCAGAGACACAAGCTCTTTAACTGTCTCAGGTAACTTGTTCTTAGATAATCATGATGGAGCCAGCAGCGTTCAACTTTATATAACTTCAGCAGATGACGGCACTCACTATGTTGGTGATGTGACAGTTACAGGAAATACTTTCAAAGATACTCGGGGAGCGGTTAATGCTACTGATTATCATATTTGGTTTACTAAATATACTAATGCAGGATATGGCGCTGATGATGACAAGATGGTTTGTTTTAATCCTGTTATTGGCTCTAATACGTTTTCTGGTCATCTTGTATCACCACTATATTCAGATGCTAGTAGTAATGTTCCAGTTGGGACACCGAAGTTTGGTTATGCAAGAGTACTTAATAATCATGGTACAGCGCAAAGTATAACTAATGGAGTTGGACAGAAAGCTACTTCTTGGGACTCTTGTGAGTTTGATACTACTGGAGGGGCAATAGGAATATCTTTAGGCTTAGGAAACTATATAGGCCAGAGAAAGTTTTTCGTTATGACTACTGACGGTGGTTCAGATGTTACTTTAACTGTTACCCATCATGAGACATCAACTCCTGAAGTTTTTCACTTTCGTGATGCATTAGATCATCTTATTCTTGAATGGCAAGGGGATGTATGGATTACAATAAAGAATAATGGAGTAGAACTTGTTTAAATTAAAGGAGCCAATCAATGAAATCAATTAAAGAATTAGCCTGTCTATTAGTTACACTTGCTATTATATTATCTGTAACTCTTCCATGTAATGCAGACACAAAAGGCAACATTACACTTTTAAAAATCTTTGATGCAGAAACAATTGTAGCAAGTGATTCTGCAACTTCAGATGCAATCAGAGCCTATTGGTACAAGATGAAAGGTTACGCTTCTGTATACTTGGAACTCACTGGGAGTGGCACAGCGAAGATTGAAGTCTTAATCTCACAGGATCGTGGTATTACTTATTTAGAACCTTCTGCACTTTCTGATGTGGCTACTGGACACACAGTTGCTAGTGGCCCTGGAAGTGATGGTAAGGATACTTATATCATTGATTTTGAAGGGATAGTTCCACATCAGTTTAAAGTAAAGATTACTGAAACTGGTGGAGCGAATTCTGTTACAGTGACTGCATGGTTATGCTTTCAATAGATTATTCAAAATTTGAACAATCTATTTAATTGGGAGACTCAATGAGATTTATAATATCTTTATTATTACTGTTTATGACTTCATCTTCAGTATTTGGAGCCTGGAACCGTATCTTTGTGGAAGATTTTTGTCCTGAAAGTGGAAGAGGTCCTTACGCAGCGAAGGGCTATTTGGAGAATTGGACTGAGGCCGTAAGTGGTGGAGCTGTCTTAGATCCGAATTACGCTGTGTCAGGCCTGACCAATCCCCCTGACGATTGGGGAGATGAATGTTTGAGAATGTATAATCCTGACTCTGGCACTGACCTTTGTGATATCTACACTACTGTTGGTGACCAAGCTATTGTATATATCAGGGACGAGATCTACATAAAATCTGAAGGGTTAGAGAATGGAGAAAATACTATTCTTCAATGGGCGGAGACTTCTGGAGCAGCAGAGGTGTGGGAATTGCGCTTGGAGCAAGCTGGCGGTAATTTAAGATTACACATTAAGGTTATTAGAGGTGATCTAGGCGCACTTAGATACAGTTCTGGTGATTATGCCGATTTGCAACTAAACACTCAATATAGAATTGAAGTTTATTATAATGAAACTTCTGATGTATGGGCATGGCGAGTTAATGGGGTTGATCAAGACAATGGAACTGGAACATTATCAGGACCGCAACCCCCAAAAGTATTTAATTCTATTTATTTGGATAATGATTATTCACCTTCGGGAGATCCTTCAATAGAATTATTCCGAGACAATTTTGCTGTTGATACGTCTGATTGGTGTGACGCTCGTGAAGGTTTGACCTTCTATGTTGACAATGAGCATGGAGGCAGTAATGCAGGAACACAAGCAAATCCCTTTAAATCGATAGCTGATTTAGATGCAAGTACTGATCTTGTATGGGAGACATATCCACACACTGTCTACATAAAAGCTACAAACACGCCGTATAGAGAATCTCTTGATGGTAGTGACGACTACTGGCATCAAACAATTTACTGTGACTGGACAGGTTCCGGTACAGTTAGGGGAAATGGCAAGGCCAAGTTTTACGGTAGTGAAGCTGTGAGCACGTGGTCTGTTTATAACGGGAACACTTATCAAGCTACACATGCTGAGTCAGGGTCGTCTCCTTTGAAAACTGCCGCGTTGGGAGATGTTGGTTGCTGGTATCTAAAATCAGGGACTGTAACCCCCTTGACCTTAGTTGTGGATAAGGACAGTTGCGGAAGCAATCAATATTTCCATGATAATGTTGGCGACATACTTTATGTGAATGTTGGGGAAGATCCTGATCTTGGTCAGATTGAAGCGATGGATAGACATAGTGCTATGGAAATATATGGTCAGGAAAGTGTTTACAGCGCGACCTTTCAATTTGCAGACTATGGTAATGCAAATGGTAATTGTAGCGAATGGCATATAGAAAACTGTGATTTTATCTGGAACTCTGAGCATGGATTTTCAACAGGTGGCAGGGAAAATGACTATGATAGCGCAGATTGGCTGTTGACTAAATGCCGTATGTCTAACAATGGAGAAAACGGGATTTATTATGGAGGTGGTTTAAATCTAGATGAGATTCAAGGAGTAATACAGCTTTGTCAAATTGATAATAATGGAGATGATGGGATTCATCTTTATGCTGGTATGTTGGACGCAGGTGACAATTTTATTAAGCTTTACAATAATACCATATATGGCAATGGTGACGAAGGTGTCTATGCGCTTAATGGAGGTGCTGGAGCAGATCAGAAGATGAAGGTAATCTGTAAAAATACAATATCTCAAGACAACACTGGCCATGAATTTGAGGGAAATAATCACGCTAACGTAGAAATTACCGCAGATTATAACTGTGTTGGTGGCGGGACTTATGATGGTGTGAAATGGACAGCAGGTGCAAATGATGTAGCTAGTGACTCACTACTTGCTGAAGATTTTACTTTATCATCTGGTTCTCCTTGTGTTGACAGTGGAACTGATGTTGGGCTAACAGAAGACTATAATGGCATCACACTTCCGCAAGGTGAAGGATATGACATTGGAATGTTTGAGTATATGATATCTGATGGATGGGGTAAAGGTATGTTAGATGACTTTATGTGGTCTGATACTATCTGGGGAAGATAATTAAATGAGCGATGTCGATACAGAAACTCAGGGTATATTAACAGCTTGTTCTGTCAGCACTAGAGCGACTGCTTTAACATTCTTCCCTGAACGTTTCTACATGCCATTTTCTGAGGAAGTCCATGGAAGGATATTTGATCTAATTGATGGACCTGCTCAGAAAGTAGCTATCGCTGCACCTCGTGGATGGGGAAAGACTTCGGTTGTAGCACTTGCCTATATGGCTAGATGGATTCTCTTCAATCACACTGGATTCATCTGCTATATCAATAAGAGTCATGAAGCAGCTGCATTACAGACTGAGAATCTTAGACGTGAGCTTGTAACAAATCGAGACATCAGACACTTCTTTGGGAACTTCAAAGCACGTGATGTTAACAGATCTGAATTTGACGAGGTGTTTAGTAAAAAGGCCTGGGTCGCTTACAATACATTAGTCTGGCCTCGTGGCGCCGGACAGCAAGTTCGAGGTGTGTTGTTTAAGAATGACCGCCCAGGACTGATTGTAATAGATGACCTTGAAGACCCTGAAAAGATTAAGAATGATACTATTAGAGCAGGATGGTACGAGTGGCTTTATGCTGACGTTATTAAAGCTGTCCCTCGGCTCCATAAGAATTGGAAAATTGTCTACATTGACACTTTAAAACATGAAGATTCAGTACTTCAAAAACTACTCGATTCACCTGAGTGGGAAAGTGTGAGACTCGAAGCTTGTGATGATGACTTTAAATCTACAGCTCCTGAATTTATGTCTGATGAAGATGTTGAGAAGGAATGGCAAGAGCATGTTGACGCTGGGCAGACTGATGTCTTCTTTCGTGAGTTGAGGAATCTTCCTATTTCAACTAAGGATTCAGCTTTCAGACAGGAATACTTTCATTACTACAACTTACCTCCAGAACGCCATGGGAGTGAGAATGATCTTAAAAAACTTGATGTGGAAGTTCAGCAAGACAGGAACATTGAATCAGTTGTCTTACTCGATCCTGCGAAAACCGTAAAGGTTCACAGTGCTGAGTCTGCAATCATAGGAATTGGGATTGACTTATCTTCCGCTCGACTATACATTAGAGATGTAATATCTGAGAAAATGTATCCTGACGAAATCTACGATGCCTTATTTGGCATGGGACAGATGTTAGGAGCGAAAGTGTTAGGGATTGAAGAGACTTCGTTAAATGAGTTTATTAAACAACCTATTAAAAATGAGATGTTTCGCAGAGGATCATTCTTTGAACTCGTATGGCTAAATGCTCGTGGTGGAATGAAGAAGGAACTCCGTGTTAAGGAACTTGTTCCTTACTATCGAGGCGGCTATATGTATCATAATGCTTCCTGTGCTGGAGTTAAGAAATTAGAACAGCAATTACTAATGTTTCCTCGTTCAAAGCTTTGGGACTTAATGGATTGTCTGGCTTACATAATTGAAATGCTTGAACTCGGAGAACGATACTTCAGTCCAAAAGATAATCCTGAAGATATTGAATCTGAATATAAAGAACTTGACTATGATGAACCTATTGAAAACTGGAGAGTTGCCATATGACTGAGCAATGCACTGAAGAGAAGAGATTGGAGAGTATCGAAAAGGATATAGCTGGACATCGGTTAAGTCTCTATGGGTCTGAAGGTAGGACTGGAGTTGTAGCTTGTCAAAAAACGAAGATGGACAGAACAGCCTTCTGGAAGATTCTTTCAGTTATCGCTATACCTTTACTGGCTGCAATGGCTATCCTATATGGAATATCATTAAGCAATGCCAGTGAAAAAGAAGTGGCAAGAATTGACAAGAGTGTTGCAGTTATTACTGAGAAAGTTGATGAGTTGAAAAGCACTGTTCAAAAGCATATTGAGAAGTCAGATGAAATAATTAATGAGTTGCAAGAACATACTGCAAAGAGGATGGATCAGTTGCAGGAGGTCTTGACACAACATCTTATAGAAACTGGGCCTAATTGAGATCGTTTAAATTTTGGACAAACTTTTGAGGTAGCTAATGCCATACATAGTCAAAGGAGAACCGTCATACTGGAAAGATGATATTTATAGGAGAGAGAACTTTGACTATGAATATCCTCTTGGTCTCGATCTAAAGCCTGGAAGTGATTTTCACAACAGTCTCAGAAGCAAAATTTGGCATCGGGCTAACGAAGCAAGACATGAGATTCAGAAGAGGTTTTCTTCTTGGAGAGAGATAGATAGAACCTTGACAACTTACATTCCATTAAAAGATAAGGAAGAAAGTCTTAAGAAAAAAGATCCTTCAAAACCAGTCTCAATTGTATTTCCTTATACTTACTCAATGTTGGAAGCGTTGTTGACTTACTTAACAATGGCATTTTTTCAAGACCCTATGTTCAAATATGAAGGTGTGGAGGATGATGATACAATAGGTGCAATGCTGATGGAGTTAGTAATCAAAATGCATTGTATTAAGAATAAAGTCCCATTAAGAGTTCACACTGCTCTCCGTGATGGTCTTGCATATGGAATAGGTGTTGGACTTCCTGGATGGAATACTGTCTATGGTCGTAGGCCTGTTAGAACTGAGGTTACTACTCAATCAGAACTCGGTAGTCAAACTCATAACGGAGTAGAATGGGTTGAAGACTTACTCTTTGAAGGTAATGATTTAAGCAATATTGATCCTTACATGTGGCTTCCTGATCCCAGTGTTTCGAGTGTAGATGTACAAGATGGTGAGTTTGTTGGGTGGGTTGATAGGGATAACTACATGAATATGATGAGTGAGGAAAGTCAAACTCACTCAAACCTATTCAATGTCAAATACTTAAGATTCAGAAAGGACAAAAGATCTACATTAGCACTTGATCAGAGTGACCGTGACAAAAGACATGGTGGTTCTAGTGAACTGCATCGCAGTATGACAAATACTACAAATCCTGTTGATAGGATCAGAATGTATGTCAACTTGATTCCAAAAGAATGGAAATTATCTGACAGCGAATACCCAGAGAAATGGTACTTTGAACTTGCTGCTGATGATGTGATTGTAGCTGCTGAGCGAGCAGATCACAATCATGGGATGTATCCTATTAGTGTCTTATCTCCAGAATTTGATGGATACTCAGCTACACCTATTGGCCGTTTAGAGATATTGTTCGGCTTACAGCACACATTAGATTTCCTCTTCAATTCTCATGTGGCTAATATAAGAAAAACTCTGAACGATATGCTAGTCGTTGACCCTTATCTCGTTAACATTAACGATTTAAAAGATCCCCAACCTGGAAAACTAATTCGCTTGCGTCGCCCTGCATGGGGACGTGGAGTTGATAAAGTTGTCCAACAGCTTCAAATACAGGACATTACAAGAGGAAACATCGCTGACAGTGCTTACATTACACAGTGGATGGATCGAATCTCTGGTGCTGATCAATCTATGCAAGGCGCTTTGAGAATGGCTGGACCTGAGAGATTAACAAGATCAGAATTTCAAGGTACTCGTGGAAGCGCTATCAGCCGACTTCAACGTGTTGCTATGTTAATCGGTATGCAGTTCATGCAAGACACTGGTACCTTGTTCGCTGCCCATACACAACAGTATATGTCTAAGGAAACTTATGTTAAAATAGTTGGAAGACACACTGAACAGTTAAAGAAGATGTTTCAAAAAGATCGTGTTCCTGTAGACCCATTTGCACTTGCGATTAACTATGATTTGATTGTGAGAGATGGTTCAATTCCTGGAGGAAATTTTTCTGAGGCCTGGCTTGATATGTTCAAGACGATTGGAACAACCCCTGAACTGATGCAGAAATTTGATGTGACTAGAATCTTCATGTACATAGCTCAGCAACTAGGTGCTAACAATGTTGAAGATTTCAGACGGAATGTTAACCAAGTTCAGGGCCAAGTACTTCCTGATGAAGAAGTGCTTAGAGAAGAGGAAAAAGGAAACTTGATACCTTTAGGAGTTGATTGATGAAAGAGCAAGTTAATGCAACTAGGGATCAGATAGAGAATTTTAAATCTTCTGTCCTTTGGCATGATATTGTTGAAGAGCTTGAGGCATGGAAGGAAGGATTCAGCATGGAGCTTGACTCTGTAGTTGATGATGCTACAGATAATAACCCTAGCACTGCATCAGTCTTAATGCATATTGGAGATTTAAATGGGAGGAAGAAAGCTGTAAATTATATGTTAGGAATCCCTGACTTATTTCTATCTATATTGGAGGATAAAAAAGATGACACTAGACGTAAGCGAACCGACTGATCAGACATTACTGTCTGAGATTGCTGCTTTCATTAGGGAAAACAGAGTCGCCATAAATGCGGTCTCAGGCTCTGGCAATGTAGGAGTTACCGATCTAAGTGTTGCAGGTGGAACAACTTCACTTACTGTAGGTACTGATGTTGGAACCTATGGATTTGAGATTGTGAAAATCACTGGACTCGCAGCGATTACACTTGCTACTATATTAGGTGGGACTGAAGGACAGGTGAAAGTGTTTGTCTTTCAAGATAACAATATAGATATAACAGATGGAGTGAAGTCGGATGGAAAATTCTATCTGGATCAACTGCCTGCACTGTCTGATTTTGAAGCGGCTGAGAATGATGTATTAGCTGTGGTTAATATAGGCGGTGATGGTGCCTCTACTCATGGGTATTGGAAGGAGCTGTGGAGGCTGAACGCTGTTAAGTAATTAGATTGTTCAAAATTCAAACAAACTGGAGGTTAGCAATGGAAAATGAGAATGAAGTTGTAAAGGACATAGAGTTAATGACTAAAGGACTTGGCGGTGAAATAGAGGACCAGAACACTGAGGAACCTGATGCTTCCGAAGAATTATCAGGCGAGAATCAAGAAGGAGAGAAAACTTCTGAAGAGGATTCATCTAATGAGGAGCCTGAAGAAAAAACTGGAGAAGAGGAGATAGAAACTAAGGGTGAAGAAGAAACTGTTGAAGAAGAGGAAGAAGAAACTGTTGAGGAAGATAAAGATAAAGTTATCGAGAATCTCCGCAAACAACTTGAGGAAAGTCAGGCAAGAACAGAGCCAAAATCTACTGAGGAACCGAAACCTGACCCTGAACCTGAACCTTCTGCAGAACCTGAGCCTCCAAAACTCGAAGTACAGGATTTTCTAGGCGACCTTGATCTCGATGAACTCACACGTGATCCTGAAAAATTTGGTGAGGTGTTGAACAAAGTCTATCAAAAAGCAATAACTGATTCTCAACAAACAATTAGCGAAGGGGTCCTTCGATCAATTCCAGACATAGTCAAAGCTAACATTACTACAATGACAGCTTTGAAAAAGGCAAGTGATGATTTCTATGAGGACAATAGAGACCTCAAACCATTTAAGAAAGTGGTAGCAGCCGTTTTTGAGGAAAAAGCCTCTGAGAATCCTGATAGATCTTTCAATGATCTTATGAAAGACGTTGGTAATGAGGCTAGAAAGCGGCTTGAGTTGCACAGAGAGACTATAACCAATGACAAAGATAAAGACAAGAACCGTCCTCCGAATCTACCTAAGAAAAAAGGTAGATCAGTGAGACCTAACCAACAACCTAAAACTGATTCTCTCGCAAGTGAAATTGATGAGATGAACAAAACTATAGGGAGGTAAATCAGACTATGGGACTTGAGCAAAATAACGAACAGCATTACAGGGAGGTAGTTGATAAGTATGTGAATCCGAATGCTAACTATCAAATGACCACCCGTGACTATGTGGTTCGCCCGAGTGCAGATGAAGAAAGTGGAGCTATCACTTTAACGCTTCCACCTGTTGCTGAAGCACAAGGACGATGGTACAGCATCATAGCAAGAGATGCTGATGGGACTAATACTATCACTATTGCGGACAAAGACGACTCCGAATGTTGGCTTGCTGACATAGTGATGAATGGTAAATGTGATCGCTGTCTTCTTTACAGTGACGGACTTTCATGGCATCCAGTTATGAGTGCTGGTGAGTGGCCTGGAGTAAGTACCACTGTACCTCCTGGAACAACTCTCGCACCTACTACTGCAGCTTAACAATTAACAGATCGTTCATAATTTGGATGAACTGAATATCTAACGGAGGTAACTAAATATGTTTCTTGGAATGAGAGGAAATGACGACTGGGTTGATGATCAGCGACCCATGAATTGGCGACAACAGATTATGTATCTCTATCCGAATGGAATGGCTCCGTTGACCGCTATCTTGTCAATGATGAGTTCCCATTCAGTCGATGATCCACAGTTTCATTGGTGGACTCAGGAGCAAGGCTCAGTTGGTGGTGCAGTGGCTGGTGTCTATACTCTACCTGATCTTTCAGCTGCTTATGCTGCAGGTGGTGTGGCTGGAGATACACTCTATGTGCAAATAACAACTACCTTAGCAAACAGGGTTCGTGAAGGGCATCAAATCCTTCTGCGTGATGCATCTGATTACACAGTCGATGTTGTTGGGAAAGTGACTGGTGTAGCCAGGGGAACAACTAACTCTGTTCTTGCCGTTAGGCTTCTGGAAGATGATGATAACTCAGCTTCTAACGATCTCAGTGATTGTGATACCTTCAAGATCATTGGTAATATCAATCCTGAGGGTGGTGAGATGCCTGATGCTATCTCACTGAATCCGACGAAGGTCTATAATTATACTCAGATCTTCCGCTCCCCACTGTCCATTACTCGGACAGCTAAAAAGACCCGACTCCGCACTGGGGATCAATACCAGAAAGCGAAGTCAGAGGCTTTGGAGATGCACTCATGGGAAATGGAGCTTGCATTTCTGTGGGGGATTAGAACTGAGAACGTCGGAGACAATGGAAAACCTGAGCGTACCACTATGGGTGTTATCAACTTCATCCGCCAATATGCCGCAGCCAACTGTGACGATTTCACTTTGAATGCCACCTATGCCGGACTAACGTGGGCAGCTTCCGGTGAAACCTGGTTCAAAGCTATGCTTGAGCAAATTTTCCGCTATGGTGCTGAAGAGAAACTGTGTCTGTGTGGAAGCGGATTTCTCCTGGGCATCGATGCTTTGGCAATGGCAGGTGGTCAGATTAACCTTCAACCAGCGCAGAAAACTTACGGCATGGATATCCGATCTTGGATTACTCCATTTGGAACTATCCATATGAAAACTCATCCGCTCTTCTCTTATGATGCAACTACCCGAAACATGGGAGTTATTCTGGAGCCTAAGGAAATTGAGTACAAGTACATAGATGATACCAAATTCTATGGCGAGAGTCAATCGAAAACTCATCCTGAAGGCTATGGAAATCGTAGGATTGATGGAAGTAATGAGGAATATCTAACGGAATGTGGTCTTGAATTTGGCCTGCCTCAGAAATGCGCAGTGCTGAACGGAGTTGGCCTCGATAATGAACTGTAGCTAACCTCCACTTGGCCGACACGAGCTGCAGGTAGTTTACTCCTTTCCTATCTGCAGCTCAATTAAAATTGAGGTTGTTATGAGAGTTTCTAGATTATTATGTCTATTAAGGATACATAAATATAAACTATCTAGTAACAAAGATGGGTTTGTATGTATTAGGTGTAGTAAATTTTATAATAGATATGAATACATTACAAACCTACATGCAGGAGATGCATAATGAATCTGCTTCAAGTGAGGACAAAGTTCAGAGAACTTTCAGGACGTTTTGACTTAGTCAATGATGACTATTCAGACAATGGAGCTGACTTCTTCATTAATGAGGGTAGGAAGTATCTTGACCGTCTTGATGAAACACAGAAGTCATGGGCGTCTTGTTTTCGGTTAGTTGAACTTGGACACTTCAGCACTTCATTTCCTTACTGCAGGGCAATTAAAGAAGTGTGGGTTGCCAGTGCTAGTGAAGGTCGATGGCAGTTAGAGAAGAAAGATCTTCAAGACTTAATTGAAGGATATCTGACTGGCTTGCCATCTTCACGTGAAGTAGGTATTCCTCAGTATTATTCTCCTTGCATGACACGATACATTCCTGAAGATGCGACTATTGAAGACTTAGGAGCATTCATTGGGTTTGTAGATATTCCAACTGGTAACGCACTGGAGTATAATTCAATCTTGTTGAATGTTCCTACTGATGAACAACTAATGGTTGATATCAAAGGATTATTCTACTCTCATAAGTTGACTGAAGATACTGATACAAACTATTGGTCCGAAGTCCATCCGATACTTCTTTACATGGCAACTATGAGATACATAGAAATTGCAAATCGCAATACTCAGGGAGTCAAGGATTGGGAAGCGTCGATACTTAATGATATGAGATTGAATGGCTTTGATCTTGTCGAAGAATTAATTGCAGAAGTAAGTGAAATGGAGGGATGATGAAACAGCCACTGTTTATTAAAAATACTCCAATAGATGAAAAACGGATAGACTTTATTGAACAGATTGTCTCACGGTTGACTCGTCGTGCAAAGACTACAGCGACTGCGATTGTGACTCCTTACCCAATCTCAAATGCAGTTTTTGGAGATGATGTGAGAGGTGCCATTCTTCGCTACATGTTCCCTTGTGAAGGAGTTATTACCAAAGGGTTGATATGTCTTGGGAGTAAACCTAAGAATGCAATTCAAGTTTCATTGGGGACTAGTGACGACATTCACGGAGTTTCAGCCTCTTACAATATAACTGGGAAACATCTGCTGTTGAATCCTGATATAGATGTAGACTCAGGCGATAAATTAACAGTCTCAGTTGAGCCTCTCTCTGACGAAGACAAGATTGAAGAAGTCTGGGCTTCTTTTCTATGGGTACCTAGTGTAAAGAATGTTCAGATAAAGAAACAATTAATTGATAGTCTTGAACATGATCTACTTGAAGAATAAAAGGAGGTGAGGGCCATGCCTTGTATCCCAGTTGGGAATGGAAAGTATAGACTTGGGCAAAAAGGCGGAGTGTTCAAGTCAAAAGCCGCTTGAGAAAGATCTTACAAAGCTTACCGTGCTCGTAAGCATCACTCAGCAGCAGATGGAAAGTTTCTCGAAGAAAGAAAACGAAAGTTTGGAATCAGGTGAATAAATGAGAGAGTATGAATTGATCTTAGATGAAGCACTTAAGAATGGATTAAGTCCAAAGTATAAAGTTCCATTTAATTCACAGTTTCTATTTGAGGGTCTCGGATTTCGCTGTGGTAAGTTTGGACTTGAGAGATTTATCGAAGGTGAGAATCCTCTTCCAGTTGAAATAGATATAATGTACAGCTGGCCATTTCCTCAATTTCTTCGAGGTGAAGGATATAATTTTCTAATTGTTCGTGATGCGACTGTTAATCATGAAGATGTAGTATATTTGGTTTCAGATGATATGGCTACTGCGACTTATGTATTTGCAGTAGATGTGTTAACTTTTGGCACTGGCACTTTGATGGAACTTGCAGATTTTGGCAAATACGCCTTTTTAACCAATGGAGTTATAATGATCTATTGGGATACAGTTATTAATGACTGGCATGAGATTGTTACTAGTCCAACTATCCCAATGATGCGAACTATTTGTAATTTCAAAGGTCAGGCTGTAGGTGGGAATGTAGTCAATTCATGGCACGACTGTGATGAAACTTTTTATGTATGGTCTAAGATTGGATACATGGACTTTACACCTGATCAGAATAATGAAGCTGGATATCGACGCTGCCCGTTTGGTGGAGAAGTTTATCATGTTAGGAGACTAAATGATAATGTTGTAGGTTATTCATCTAAAGGAATAACTCTTCTTAAACCAGTTAAAGAATTAATACCTTCATTTGGATTTAAGGAACTTGACGATATAGGTTTACATAATATGGGATCTATGAATGGGAACTTACATCGTCATGTGTATGTAGGTAAGGATAAGATTGTCAGAGAAGTTACTGATAAAGGGATAAAAGAACTCGGGTATCAGTATCAAATGAGACAACTTGGAAATGAGATTATTGTTAACTATGATAAATCGGAAGATGACTTTTACATCGGTAGTGCGGCTAAAACTTATCTACTTTCATCTTATGGACTAACTGAGATTCCTCAGCATCCTTCAGCTGTTTGGAGAGAGGATTCAGAAAATGTCTATATGCTGCCAGAGGCTGTAGATGACTACTACCCATTGATAACAATAGAACCTTTTGACATGGGATATAAGGGGCAAAAGACAATTGCTACAATTGAAACAGATGCATTTGGAGTTGATAATCCTCATGCTGCAGTTGATTATTCATTTGATTTAGAGAATTGGAATTCCAGTGACTTTACCCCTATTAATAACATTGGGATAGCTACTGCTCCAGTAGCTGGCGGATTCTTTCGCTTTAAACTAAGATTCGATTCACTTCTCGAACAGTTCAGTATTGGGTATCTTAAAGTAAGATATAAAATGACTGATTTGAGAGGAATTCGAGGTGTCTATGCGCCTCCATTAAGAGGACAATAACTATGACTGAGAAAAAGAATAAGTCTACAGAATTTAGTGCATCCACTGCTGGGCACAGATTGCAATATCTGAAGGAACGGAATGAGGCTGCGGCAGCTGGTAAAGGTTTTCCAACTCAATCAATGTGGTTTAAGGCACTGCAAGAAAAAGCTAAGGTTAAGAAAGGACAGTGATGTTAACAAGACTATTGCCTGATCAGATTTCTAAATTCTGGGACATTATAAAGTTTGCAGTTGAACAGTCACTACCGCCAATAGTCGGTGATCATCCTGATAAGATGAACAGGATATTGTCTGCAGCGCTCAGCGGAAGAGTTGATGTGTGGGCTTCTTACACAAGAGATGAAGAAGAAAGAACTAAAATCAACGCAATTTTGTTGACTAAGTTCATCTATGATGATGCGAGTGATACGAGGAATCTATTGTTGTATTGCCTTTATGGATATGAAGAGATTAAATTACAAAGCTGGATAGACGGTCTTGATAAGGTGTCTAAATATGCAAAGTATCATAAGTGTTCTCAAATCGTTGCGTATACTAGTCTAACACATCTTATCGAGTTAGCTGAGAAACTCGGTGGTGAAGCTGATTACACCTTCATCTCATTAAATGCGGATAAGATTATCCAAAATTTGAACGATCTCAACGGAGGTCAAAGTGAAAATAATAACTAAGTGCATTATTAAAATTGAGACTTTGAAGATTGTTGAAGAAGAGTCTTATGAATACTTTGGGCCTGTGTCTAAATGCAAGGGTGGTGGAGGTAGTGGTGCTGGTGTTGTTGACTATCCAATTCACATGAAGAGTTTTCAGGAAAGTTGGCTGGATCACGCAGGAGCTGATACAATTACTGACTCGATAACAGATGTTGTAAATTCTGCATTGGGTAACTCTCCGTGGATTGGCAAGACTGCTTATGATCCGGATAGTGACTTAACAGATTTAATAGCAGCTCCAGCTACTTTACAGACTCTCGTATCATTGCTTAGTTCAGGGACCTCACTTGATGCAGTGATTGCTAATATATTATCTGATTCTTATATAGATAATGCAGTGACTGAATATGCGGCTGATTTAGATGCGAGGTTGACTAGTGAGGTCTTGCCAAGGTTCGAAGCCGGATTGAGGGATATTAATGCAGTTGTTTCATCTTCCTTTGTCATAGGCCGTGCATTAATTGAAGAGAATCAAGATAGACAAGTCGCTAAATACTCAGCCGATTTGCACTTGAAAGCTGCTTCAGATGATGCAATTAAGATTATCGGAATGAAGCTTGAGTACCAAAAAGCTGTTTCGCAAATGATCTCTGAAGCTAATAGAATTAAAATAGTAGCAAAGAAAGAGGAAAGCGATGCTAACATGGAGATTGATGAAGCTGATGCATTATGGGATATAGAACTATTTCAATATGGAGCTAATTTATTAGCTTCAATTGGAGGCGGGACTCACAGTACAAAGTCCCCTAAAGGTATTTCTAAAACTGCCTCAGCAATTGGCGGGGGTATGGCTGGAGCAGCTGGTGGTGCTCTGGTTGGAGCTGAAGTCGGGACGGCTGGCGGCGCTTGGGGCGCTTTAATCGGAGGCGTTTTAGGCGCTGCAGCTGGATTATTATCTTAACAGGAGGTGAGAAATGGATTCAGGAGGGGCAACAACAGCTGCTGGTTTAAGCAATTTGCTGCAGAATAGACTATTTCTGCAGTTTCTTTCTGGCGCTGGAGGCGCTATAAGTTCAGGTCAGCCTATAGGCCCAGCGTTAAATCAGATAACTCAACAAAATATTTCCTCTCAGAATTATCTAAAGCTTCTGCAGAAAATGTTGAGCGGTGAGGAAGTTCCTGAAGGTGGAAAGGTAATGATGGATAGTAAGGGGACAAAGATAGACATTCCAAAAACTGCACTTAAAGAATTCGGGAGTGATCTTGGAGATATTGCACCTGACTTAGGAGGTCCTCCTACTGCGAGGGATACGAGAACTCAGGATCAGACTAAACTCAGACAATTAGAGGCACTCAACCCTTTCCCTTCTAGTCAGCCAAGTATCTCAGCTGCCGATTTGGCTGGCCTCACACCTCAAGATATATCACAGGCGCTGCAATTCAAGTTCGGTCAAGAGAAACTTGAAGAAGAGAAGATTAACAGTTTAATAGATAGAATGTATAAAAGTGCTTTAATGACAAAGGCACTTCGTCCTGAGGCTCTTGATGAACCTTTTCCTGTTAATGTTCCTGGAGTTGGCAAAGTGACACAGCGTCAGTGGTCTTCACTTCCTACTGATGAGCGAGCATACGCACTCTTTGTTGCTTCATCTAAGAAATTAGGTGACGAAGAACCAATGACAAAAAAGGAATATGATCTACTTGATCCAACAGATAAGGAGAAATTTTTAAGGGCTGCGATGAAAGATCCTGATTTAATGGAGGCTGCTAGAGGTCTTGCAAAAGCTGGTGCTACTCGAATCTCCCTCGGTGAACAATTAGCTAAGAAAAAGGCCTTTGGTGAATTGGAAGGTCAGCTTTATTTCAAAAACCCTAAATGGATAGATGATGTCAGTAAGCATATTGCTTCGGACAAGGTTCAGGATGAAACATATTTGCTGAGACCTGAACAGCGGACAGCTGCAATAGAAAGAGAGACTGTCAAATACATCGAGAGTAAAATTGTAGCTGGTGATGGAACTATTAAAGATGTTAAATGGGCCAAGGACGGTAGAACTTTAATATGGACTGTCTTATGGCCATCTGGAGATAGGG